CACCACCGCCGGTGTTGTTTCCACCACTTTGAGCCAGTGTAGAATTATTTTTATCGCCTCCATTACCACCGCCACCATTACCACCAAGACCTACACTGGTATTTGTATTCCATTGACCACCTCCACCACCGCCTGCATAAAAAGTGCCCAATGATTGCCAATTTATTCCAACTCCACCACTACCAGGAGTTGAACCACTACCACTACCACCAGCAGCTCCAGCACCACCACCACCAGCAGCATAAGTACCACCAGCAGGATTACCACCAGCATTTCCTTGTCCACTAGTTCCACTACCTGAAGTAGTAGAAATATAACCACCGCCACCGCCACTGCCACCACTACCAGGATTTTGACCACCACTTGCATGGCCTTGTGAACCACCACCACCGCCTACTGCAGTAACTCCTAGTGCACTAGAAAGATTACCATTTCCACCAGCATTACCGCTAGAAGAGCTTCCTCCGGCACCTATAGTTATAGTATAGGCTGTTGAAGTATTTACAGTAGAAGATCCTTGTAGTAGTCCGCCTGCTCCACCGCCTCCACCTGATCCTTCAGCACTTTGTCCACCTCCACCTCCACCTCCACCAGCTACAACAATGTAATCTACAGTATAGCTTGGGCTAGCTATGCTTGCCCAAGCAGTACCTATATAAACTTCCATAGAACCAGTAGTAGTATTTAACCTAATTGTACCCACCACAGGAGTAGCAGGTCGCTGAGCAGTAGTACCCTTAGCAACCACCAAACCTCCAGTCACATTTTCTAGCGTAACCACACCACTAGTAGCCTGCAGCTCAAGTGTACCAGTAGTATCTGCTGTATAAACTATACCAGTTTGGCCACTGGCAACGCCGTCGTCTGCTTTAATTATGCTTGCCATTGTTTGTCCTATGCCGTATATGTAAAGGTTCCGCTAGTGGTAAACGTATGTACAGTGTAACCACCCGCTGAAGTTACTGTACCACCAACTCCACGTTGCGATCCCAAATAGCGAAGTATAACTATACCACTACCACCACTATAAGATCCACCACCGCCACCTGCACCGCGATTAGTTGCGCCTGCAGATCCGGCAATACTGATAGGGCCGCTGCTGCCATACTTACATCCATTTCCACCTACGCTATTGCCCCCAGTTCCTGCTGTATCTGCATTATTATAAGTTGCTCCCCCGCCACCACCAGCATATGCCAGCGCTGTCCCAGAAATAGAGTATACTAAGCCTAATCCACCATTACCAGCTACAGCAGCAGTTGCATTAGCACCGGTGCCTCCAGCACCACCACCACCCCCTCCACTATAACTAGTACCATTATTTGTTCCGCTACCGCCTGCACTTCCTTGACCATTTGTTCCAGCGGCATTAGTGCTAGAGTCCCATCCGGCTCCACCACCACTGCCACCACTAACACCGGCACCTCCGCCAGCACCAGAGCTATCTCCACCACCTCCACCACCTAAGGCAGTAGCTATTGCACCAAACTGAGAATTTGTTCCGCTACCACCAACATTAGCTGGTGATCCACTACTAAATTGTCCTGCTCCAGAAGCCCCAACAATTACTGTAAAGGAAGTTCCAGGTAAAATTTGTTGAGCAGGGCCATTAGGAGTTTTTGGTGTTTCCGAACCATAGTACACAAGACCACCGGCTCCACCACCACCATAACGACCACCAGCCCCTCCACCAGCTACAACAAGCAGCTCAATACTATAAGTTTTGGCCTGTTCCCCAACAGCAACCCAAGCACTACCCGTATAAACTTCTAGTACGTTATCAGTAGTATTATATCTAGTCATACCAACAGCAGGTGTTGCAGGACGTTCAGCGGTAGTTCCCGCTGGTGTTGTTAAGGCACCTGTACCATTTATTTTTACTATGCCACCAGCAGCCTCAAGATTAAGCTGTCCAGTAGTATCGCTAGTATAGCTTAAGCCAGTTGTAGTTGTATTACCTGCACGAATTGTACTCATATTAAATTACCACCCAACGTTGATTGCTTGGCAGGCTTACAACCACACCACTATTAATAACTACCGGCCCTAGGCTAAAACCGTTATGTCCAGTAGGAAATGTGTAACTTTCGTCTATTGTGGTGCGATTGACTATAATACCACCACCGGCTTTTGGTCCCGCTGTGCTGACTACAGTAGCTAGTTGGTATGCTACAATTTCTACTGTATCGCCAACATTAGCACCTTGTGTAAGTACCACAGTAGTACCATTTGTAGCAGTAAAATCATCACCACCGCCTACAAGTTTAATACCGTTTTGGTATACGTCTACGTATCCAGCTGTATAACCACCACTAGCAGTAAACGTTGTTTGACCGCTAGTAGCTGTTATAGTAGTAAGCGTACGTGTTGTACTACCAGTTAGGTTTGCAGCTACGTTACCTGGTACCCACTGACTACTAGTACTGTTCCAGATTAAACCTTGACCACTGGTAGGTGCACTGGTTGCAGTATCTACATCACTTAGTGCGTTTATACTGGTTGTAGCAATGCGTGTGTCTACACGGGTGTTTGTATAGTAGAGATTTGTACTACCTTCTGTAACACTATCAGTACTGCTAGGACTTGCTACAATTTCTACATATGTGCTGCCAGACCAGCGATATACTTTGTTGTTATCTAGCGTTAGGTACAGTTTACCAGTTTCGCCGATTGCGGGGCGTGCTGCAGCGTTGGCATATTCTAGTACATCATCAACATAGCTAGGCAGTTGGCTGGCTGGAACTTTGCCGCTACCGTCTAAGCTAGCGTAGCCATTGGCTTGTGCTTTATTTGCCAGATTTTCAGGTGTATATGTTAGTGCAGTAGTAACATTGCTGCTGGTTATGCTAGTTAAATAGCTGCTAGTATCCAGGCTCCAGATATTTGCTGCAGTTTTCTTTAACAGCCCGGTAGTGCCCGACAATGCCGCTATTGCAGCTAGATCGCCATCTAGTAGTAGGCCGGTGTCTGATACACTGCGTGCTAGTGAAACGGCTTTTGTCATGTTTGCTCCTATTAGATAGCAGTATCAGCACCACTAGTATTAGTTGTTAGTTCTGGTTCTGGTTCGCTGGTTGGTGGTGGTTGTGGCTCTGGTGGTGGCGGACGATCCATAACAGTATGTAGTATAACCGTTCTGCCACTAATTACTGGTGCAACTTGCACAAGTTGCTGTGTTTCTGGGTTGTATTCGGGAAATACAACCTCATAAACATCATGTGCTGCTTTCCACTCTGGTGTATCCGACAGTGGAAAGATATTGCTGATAAACATTCCCTCAAGCGTGCCGGTTGCCAACACATGACCATGTTTGATTATTGCGTACATATTTTTTAACCTATAGAAAATGGTTTAGTTGGTAGAGCCGGTGCAGTAGTACCAGCAAATATCATGGTGTTGCCTGTACCGACTGCATACCGAGCATATCCTTTAGTGATACGGAGATCATCAATATATCCACCAAAATTTCTAGTTGGGCTTGTTAAACTATTTGAATCAGCACCTATATGAATTTGCTGATTACTGCCACTAGGTACAAGTGTTAAATTACCAGTAGTATCTAGATTACCATTAATAAATAATCTAATCGTAGTACTTTGTTTTGTAAATACTACATGTGACCAAGCATTAAGTGAAACACTAGTACTACTATATATACTACTTTGAGAGGCACTTGTATTAGCAAAAAAAGTACTAAGTTTACCAACTCCACCTGGTCCAAAATTTGTACTTAATAACCATCCAGGATAATTAGGCCCATTTAAGTTAAATGCTCCTATAATTTCACCATGTTGGGTAGGATATATCCAGGCTTCTACTGTATAATCCCCGCTGCCAATATTAAATAGCTCATTGTAAGGCATCTTTAAAAAGTCACCAGTACCATCAAATACTAGTATACCGGTGGTACCATTAACGGGTACATTGCCACTAGTAGTTATATGCACATTACCAACCGTTTCTACCACATTCCTGCCAGTATTATCAACAATGCCGGCACCGGTACCCAATAATAACGAAGCTGTTCCAGATATAGCTGTAACTGGCGCAGTTGGTATAGAAATAATGGTATTAGTCGCATCATAGGGAACATTGCTACCAATTACTATGCGATGACCATGAAAGAAACAACCTGCACCGCCTCCAAATCCTGGGCTGGCTCTATTAGCAGTTCCACCATTATTTACAACACCAGTGCCTAGGTCAGATCTAGTATGGGTGCGAACACCGTTTTGAAATACGGAAAAAGTACCACCGGTACGAACAGCAACAATATGAGTCCAAGCATTTAAGGTTGGAGTAATACCAGTAAGTGTATAAAGAGTACTGCCTATATAAATGTCAAAGTTGCCACCCATAAATGTGAAAATAAGTGACGTTGTAGTAGTACCGTTTGTCCACTGATCAACAAAAAAGTCTGTTGATGTTGATGCTGTGGGATATACCCAGGCTTCAATGCTCCAGTTATTAGAACTAAATCGATTATTCCAAGTATTTTGTGGCCAGCTAATTATGTCGCCACTAGCACTAACACGAAGAGATCCGCCAATCTGACTAGCCACATAAGCCTGTGTGGGCGCAAATGGGCTGAAGGGTTGTACTGAAGGAGAGCTAATAGGCGTTATAGCCATATTTGAGCCAGTTTCTAAAAATCTATTTGACTGGCAAGTTAAAAACCGTGTATTAGGAACAGTTGGTGAAAATGGTGCTGTTGGAATCTGAATATTTGAACCTGAATACATTGCTGTAGCAATCATTCGTAGGTTGGAAATATATCCATTATAGTAGAGATCGTTGTACCCGTTACCTCTATAACCTACTGATACAACGCCTGCAGGAGTATTTAACGTACCAGATACGCTGCTAGGTCCAGAGCTTAATGATCTTAGTGTTCCATCCCAGTAGCATCGCATATTATTAGCACTATCTCTAACAATTGCTACGTGATACCAAACGCCAAGTGAAGGTGCAGGCACATTCCAATTAGGGCCATAATCTGTACTTCCAATACTTATAGTTGCAGTAACAACATATGAACCTGAAACATTATTTAGCAGAAATTGAAATCCTGAATTACTGGCTACACTACCACGAGCTACGGCAATTCCAAATGCTCCGCCACTAGCAGGCAGTGCGTTAAAATTAACAAAAGCTTCCCAGGTAAACTCACCAGCAAAAGAAAAATTTGCGTTTCCACTAGGAACTGTAAATCCGTTACTGCCGTTAAACAGATTACTCCAACCACCAGCACTAAACGGACTAAACGATCCCTGTGCAACATTACCAGTTCTGGTTACCACAAAACGATTAGGACTGCTGTCTAGGATGCCCTGATTGTTTGCAGGTGCGCGGGTTTGTAGGGTTAGTAGCTGGGTGCCTGAGACGGGTGTTAACGGTGCAGTGGGGATTGTAATAGTTGTTTGAGTAGGGTCGTATGGGGTTGACCCAACAACCAGTCTTGCTGCTGCTATATTTCCACCGAACATTTGAGGAAATGCAGAATTCAAATATCCAACTGATGCCACATTACCGTAATTGTACGAATCTGAAATTGTCCCAGTGCTTGACCTAACTCCGTTCAAGAAAATAGTTGTGTTATTTGAAGCGTCGCGGCAAGCCACCAAGTGATACCACTGATTTGCGGCCATCGTTGGCACCGTGAATTGCGATGAAGCGACGTTGTATCTGTCTATATCTATTCGGGTAGATGTGATGAGCCGAACGCTGATGCTGCCACTAGATGTAGAGTTGTTACCGAACAGGGTTTGGACCGTTCCAATGCTTGTTGGATAAAACCAGCATTCAAAGCAAAACGGACTAGTTCCAATTGCAGAACCCGGCCAAGTCAAGTATCCAGTTGAACCATTAAAATACCCGCTGCCACTGGTAGTCTCGTATTCCACAAACGGTGAATTTTGTGATATGCTAGGACTATTACTAGGAGTAAGAGTAAAGTTATTGGTCAGATCAATAAAACGATTACTTTGAAAAGCTAATAGCGATACATTACTTGCTATAGCACCTTGACTTGTAGTTGTTAGCGGTGCTGTACTTGGTGTAAATGTGGTTGTATATAGCGCCTGACCTTTAACAACACGAAGACTAGATAAATAGCCGTCAAAAGCATTATCAGGAGTTACAACTTTTGCACCAATAATAGCACCAGCAGTTCTATCTAAGTTAGTAGTTACTGTAGCCGAATATCCTTGAATACCATTAACAAAAATCCTTAATGTTCCAGAAGCTCTGGTAACAGCAATATGTGTCCACTGATTAAGTGTAATTGGTACAGTTGAGGTATAGCTAGTACCATCATAAAAGTAAGGACAATTAGATCCATCAATACAAAAAGCCCAAGGCGTTGCTGTTATTCCAGATCTTGTATCTAAAATAAGTACATTTTGTGCTTTTGTTTTATTAACCCAGCACTCTACTGTAAAATCATTAGTTCCAAAAGATAATCCAGGGGTTGGACTGGCTATACTAAAATTAGAACCTGCTGTTGATGCATTAGCTGTAGGCACAAAATAGGTTGACCAGCTAGTTCCATATGGACTAAACGGCCTAGCACTTACATCACCGTTAGGCGTTAGCAAAAAGTTATTTGTACTAGCATCAGACAAAAACGTACGCGATTGTGTAACTGGGTTAGTTTCCTTGGTTCCAGCAACATCTCCGCTAAGGTGTAGAACAGTTTGATTGTAGTAGGGATCGCGTGCTGGTGGCCACACATTAGCGCGTTGATAGGCTAATTGGTCGCTGAGCGACCAGATGCCAGGTGCACTGGACTGTTGAGGTTCTGAGCTGGGCACGCGAAGGTAGTTTCCAATATATCTTGACATAGTTTTTCCTATCTGGCAGTACTAAGGCGTGCTGGGGTTTCTGCGAAAGCGGCGTAGATGATTGTAGATCCGCTGTTATCCATATAACTTAAACTATTAACTAATTTAAACCCATTACTAAGTATGTCTACATATATAATAGTTTGTTCAGCTCCACTAGAATTAGCATCAATTCTAAGATTGCAAGGATTGGAACCATTTCTAGCAGTATCAATCATTAACCACTCAGTTGTGAAATTACCCTTTATAAGTAAGAATCTAGGCCTAAATCCTGTATAAATAAATGAACCATTAGTACCTCCAGCAATACCAACGTATGAGCCAAATGCACTATATCCAGGAATTGCAGACCAACAGTATGCTAAATAAGCTCTAGAAGCGATATTAACGTTGCTTGTTGTACCAACTGTAAAAGTATTAGAATTTGGTGTTGTATTATTCCAGTATCCAGCACTTGCAGCTACTGCCCCATTTTGATTATTAATAACTAGAACTGTTCCATTTCCAATAGCAGTATGATAAACTACCCAATCATTTACATTATTTCTATCACGTACAATCATCATTTGTGGAGCACTACCAAGACCGTGAGCAACAGTTGCTCCGCCTGTACCATTTCCAGTATATGTTACTATACTAAAGCCTGCTCTTGGATTAGCACGATAGGTACTTGCAATAGTTGCACTATTAGTACCAGCACTATTAGTAACCGTATTACCACCAGCATTCCAACACCAGGCTACATAATTATCGCCTGTAAAATTACTTAAGGATCCATTACCGATTAGAGAAAAACCATCGGCATTAACAGCTGATACTCCATAACCACTATAAGTTATTTCAGCGTCAGTTAAATTTGTTTGCAATATAGGGCTACCACCAGCATTTATACCACGAACTGTATCATATAAATTATGTGCGTATTGTGTACTTGCAACACCTTGACTTCGATTCTTAATCCAAATCAGATCAGGTTGAAAGCCAACTCCAGTAATGGTTCTGTTTGAGCCATTTCCTGTCCACGTTACTACGTTAAAATGATTATCTGCCTGATTATTACTAGTTTGACCAATTGCCGGCGCCGGTAGGTTAGTGGTGCACAGTGCTTTGTATCCGGTGGGTGCAGGATAGGCGAATGGGCGTTGGCCGAAGTTAAAAACCATTGTTGCACTGTTATCGGATCCAGCTATAGTATATACGCCTCCGAACATACTTAATCCAGTAAACGCTATTCCTTGACTTACACCATTTTTATAAAAAGTAATAGAACCTGCATCAGCATCTACAGCTACACCAATAATATCTCCACTAGTATATGTGGCACCGTATGTGGAACCTGTAGCAGAATTATCAGTTTTTTGTCCTAGTTTATTATACGTCCAAGTATTAAGATAAGCATCAACTGTGCGATTTGCTTGATTTTTTGTTACGCCAATCCACATATTGTTGGTCCCAACGGCTTCAACATGTACTTCCCAATACCATTTACCAGAATTAAAACCTATAGTACCAATATAGGCGGATGAAACGCCAGATGTTCCAGTAGCTGCTCGTAAAGCACCATCGGATATAGTAGCTACTGAGGTATTTTGCATTAAAGTATTAATTGTACAGTAATTGCCTAAAACCTCACCACCTAAGCCAGTATCTGTGCCGTATAAGCTAGGTACATCTACAAATACGTCATTACCCACACCAGGCGTTACACTAAAGTTATTTGGTGTCCAGTTATTTCCCTGCCCGCTACTATCATAACCTAGTGCAGTTGTACTCGAATTATTTGCAAACGACAACCTAAAGCCGTTAGTGCCGTAAGTTCCGGTGTAGCGTTTTGGTATCCACACACCAGTTTGTGGGTCAGTTTCGCCAAATAAAGCACTTATATTATTTGTAGCAAATGTAGCTTGTGTATATCCAGCAGGATAACCATCTACAAAATTAACTTCAGCCATATAGCCATTAAAATTAGAAGAGCTGTTCGGCCCAGCCCATCTGGCTCCGATGCGATGGGAATACGCTCCATTAATCCATGTATCTAGGTTAGTTGCAGGGTACGATCCCGTCACGCTTTGCTGCACACCGTTTATATATATCCTAACTGTGTTAGCTGATGTGCTGTTTGTTGTATCAACCGCCACAACCAAGTGATACCACGCACTCGGGTCACGGTATACAGGTACCGTATAAACAACCATTACGCCACCGGAGCCATTATCCTGAGTCAGATAAATCGATCCATTTGAATAAGCAATGCTGCAATAGACGTCGTTGCTTCCAGTGAACGCTTCCAAGAAAGCCCGAAAGTTGGCGTCGGCTGTAATTCCTAGCTTAAACCAGCAGCTCCAAGTCCAGGTTCTACGATTACCAGCCACAAGTGTTCTGTTGAAGTAAGCACTATCCGCACTGTTAAACCGCAAACTACGCTGTACTGCCTGTGGCGGCAGTGGCCACAAATTCTTTGCAATATTATTAGCCTGATCGTCTAGGTCCCAAACACCTGGTGCACTAGTTTGTGTAGGCTTATATAACGCTCCAGTTATGTATTGTGCACTATTACGATCTATTGGCATAATCTGCTCCGTTAGCTAATTGCTTCAAATGATGCTACAAGTTCTATAGCACTAGCTGTACCGCTGGTAACTATAATTGATTGTGTATCTGTTAGGTACAGCGCAGTTGTTTTGTCTAGGATTACTAGTGTAGCACCTGCTGGTACAACTACCTGATAAACCAGTCTAGTACTAGTTCCTAATCCACTAGCCAAACTATTAACCGCTACTGTTATAGTTGCTGCTGCATTAGTTACATTAGCAGCACTTAAAAATCCGATTTTGTGTACTATGTCTGTAGCTGGTACTATATTTAGGCTAGCACCGTTAGCAGTAGACCACAGTGTAGCACTAGTAGTTGATGGCGTAAACTGACTAGTATACGCTCTAATGTTCTGTACGCCGACAATATTAGGGGATGCCATAATTATTTCCTCTTAGAATCCAAATACTAGTGACATGGCAATTGCTTTGCCGGTGGTTGTAGCACTAGCCCACTTTAGTCCGGTAGCTTGCGTGCTGTCTGCTGTTAGTACAAAATCGTTTGTGCCTACTGGTAGTCTAACATCTGTAGTGCCGTTACTGGTAATTAGGTCGCCCTTGGTGGTAATAGGACTAATACTGTCAAAACTAGGTGTAGTTTGGCGTAGTGCTCCACTACTATCGTATGTACCATCTAGGGTCCAGGTATCACCTACTGCAAGTGTTACTGAATACAATCTACGCTGTGTGCCGCTGTCGTACTTTACTAAAATAGTATTTGCTTGTGTATCACGATTGTGTACTACAATAGACTTAACTACGCGTCTAGTAGAGTTTACGCCAAGAGCCACTGTAACATCACTAGTACCATTAAGCACACCATCACCAGTACCCTCAGTAAACACGTTGCCTGTATTATCTGCATATGCCACAAGCCAATCAGGATTTGTTGTAGCAGCTGCACTAGTCATGGCAATTTTAATTGACTGAGTATTTGCATTTAAAACTATGGTTGCCATATTTTTCCTTAATTAAAAAACCAGCTATAAGCACTGCCACCAGCGCCGCCGCTTACAATTTCTACATATATACTGCCCGACCAGCGATATATTCTATTAGTATCTAGTGTTATGTAAATTTTACTAGTTTCACCGGTAGCTGGCAGTGCTGCTTGATTAGCATACTCTACAACATCGTCTACATAGCTAGGTAGCTGCACACTAGGTACTTTACTGCTGCTGTCTAGGCTAGCATAACCATTGGCAATACCACGATTAGCACTATCTTCTGGAGTATATGCCAAGGTAGCGGTACTAACCTTATTACTACTATCAATTAACTTAGCTAAAACAAATGCGCGACTTGGCATGTTTACTCCCTGTATTTATATTATTGCCACTGATTTGCTGGTAGCACTGGCCAAACTACAGTTGTTTGCGGATTTCTAGCTATTTGACGTAGTTGATCTCTATATGCTTGAAACTCCTGGCGATTAGCTAGTGCAACATCTGGTAGTTGTGTCCAGTCTGTGGCTGCTAGTAGCTGTTTAGCTGTGTTTTCATTTTGCAACTTTATAGCGTTGTCTATTGCAGTTAGTTCTTCTTGTGTTAGTGCTAGTACGCTAACACCATAAACCACGCCACCTTCTAGATATGGTTGAACTTGAGCTAGTTTTTCTGTGCTAGGGTTATAAGCTTTGCGTAGCTGTATTTCCTGTAGGTTTTCACTAGCTAAGAACTCTTGGCTAGGTCCACTAGCAGGAAACGTTGTTGTAGGATATAGATCGCTAATTGGGGCCATATCGTGTATAACCCCGTCAATAACGCGTGCATAAATCATTGTTTGTTCCTTACCAAGAAATGCTGCCTGAGCCGCTTGTGAATCTGTAAACGCGATATCCAGGGCGAGTAACTGTATCAATAGTATATACTAGCCCAAGCGATGCTTTAAGTGGTCTAAAGCTAGTTGGATAAGCTAGTATAACTACGCCTGAACCACCACTACCGCTTAATCCGGAACCATTACCTGTAACATTTGTTCCTAGTCCACCACCACCACTGCCTGTATTAGCAGTTCCAGATCCAGCGCTAGAATTTGAGGTTACTACTCCGGCACCACCTATTCCAGAAGATCCGCCAGTACCGCCGCTTGTTGCAGTTTCTCTAGCTCCGCCCCCTCCTCCAGCAGCATAAATAACTGATACTCCTGTAATTGATGAAGATGCTCCGGCACCACCAGCACCACCAGATGTACTTGAACCATTTGATCCAGGACCTCCGGCACCACCGCCACCACCGCCGCCATAACCCACACCGCTTGTTGAACCTATTCCGCCCGTATTGCCTTGAGTAGGAGAGGGGGTAGGAATACCAGCTATTCCAGTATATGCACCGCCACCGCTTGAACCACCATTACCACCATTATACGAACCGTTACCTCCACCACCACCACCTCCTGTTGCAATAAAACTAGAGAATATCGTATTATTACCGTTTGATGGTGACGTTCCACCAGCAACAAGTCCAGGACCACCTATACCTACTGTTAACGAATAGTTAGTATTTGCTGATACAGATATAGCATTACCACCGATAAATTCTCTGAAACCTCCAGCACCACCACCTGCACCAGGACCAGCTGATCCACCTGCGCCACCACCACCAACTAGTAGGGCCTCAACGCTACTCGGCGCAGCCAGGTCAGTGGCTAAGGTGCTTGTGGTTCCTCGATCTGGGTGGGCTTTGGTTGGAAGGGCAAGGGTGTTGGTGCCCGTGAAGACCATCTGGCCAGCATTAGCACCAGTGCCGGTTGTGTAGCGAGCATAACCCTTGGTGATGCGTAGGTCGTCAATGTTGCCGTTCCAAAGGAAAGAAGTGTTATAATAGCCACCAACACAAATATATTGACCTGTTAAGTCGGTGGTTAATGTTGTTGGTCCTCCCACCAAAGTACCGTTTATAAACAAACGAACACTACCGGATGATCTTGTTGCGGCAATGTGATACCAAGTATTTATTGCAATATATGTTGATCCTGAAGATACATCTGTACCACCAACATTAAAATTTAATCTATAAGGAGATGGACCAAGTGCAAGATGTATTCCCGTTGTGTAACTTGTTTTAAGACCACCAACAGTATCCGAAATTTGAAGAAACCCACGTTCTCCGGCTACTGTGTTTGCATATACCCAACCCTCAATTGTGAAATCACCGGTTCCAAGCGAAATTAAAGGATTGTTTGCGTTGTTAGTAAGTCTGTCATCTGTCCCATCAAAGTACATGCTGCCAGTACCATACTTCTTGATAGCTGTTGTGACCACACCAGCGTTGCCATAGGTCTCGATGACGTTTTTGCCAGTGCTGTCAATAATACCAGCGTTGGTGAAGTTCAGGAGGAGGCTGGTGTTGTCAAGGAGGGGAAGTGGTGTGGTTGGTACCCTTAGGGTAGTTAGTGTTGGATCGTAAATAGAATTGCCGGTCACAAATCTTAAATTACTCATGTATCCAGTGATAGCACTACCATCTGTCCCAAATCCTATCTGTTGATCTCTAGAGCTATCAGAAATTGTATTGGTAGAAATATTATGAGTGGCTGTTCTAACACCATTTTGAAATATTGATAATGTAGTTCCATTTCTACATACCACTATATGATTCCAGCTCGATATTACTAATGCGCTACCATCTACAGTTGTACCAGCTTGTCCATTTCCAGAAGTAGTATAAGCGAATTGTACATTTTGTGATACCGAAGTTCTAAAAGTATAAGCACAATTTGTAGTGGAGTTTGCCCATTGACCTAAAAAATTAGCATAATTACCCATGGATGCAGTGGGATATATCCACAATTCTATACAAAAATTATAATTTGCAAGTGTAAAGGCAGAATTATCAACTATACTCAAATAATCACCAGTACCATCAAAGTAGCTACTGCCGCCATGCACTTGTGGGTCATATGCTACTGGTGTAAACGGACTAAATGGTGTAACTCTAGGAGTTCCTGCCGATATTGAAACTGTATAGTTGTTGGCACTTTGGTCAATAAATCTATTTTGTTGACCAAATAAAAACAGTGTGTTAGCATCATTTACAAATGTTTGGCTAGGTAGTAAATAGTTTGAAGTATATCTAAGATTACTGCTCCAGCGTAAACTTGTAAAATTTCCTGTAAACACTGGGGCCATGTATTGGCCGGTACCAAATATACTGTTCCAGCCGTAAGTAGATGTTTGTGTAGATAGATTATTATTTGTAAATGTTTCTACACTACCATTAATACCTAAATAAATAGTAGTTGCACTAGAGTTAGTAGAATCTACTGTTACTGCTAAATGTACCCATCCAACAGGAATTGTAGAGGTGCTAACTACCGATGTTTGAGTACTAGTACTTGTAGTCCATCCAAATTCTAATTTATTATTTGTAGTTATATCAATATACCAGCGACCGTTTGCAGCAACTGCAGCGTAAGCACACTGCATACTATAAGTCGCGGTACTAGTTCTATGTATCCAACATTCCCAAGTTCTAGTGCGTCCACCCCATCCAGCAAAAGCTGATACTAAACCGGCCGGGGCAGTAAATGTAGCGGATCCGTCAAGATAAACTGACCAACCACTAGGACTAAAAGGGCTAAATGTGCCCTGAGCTACGTTGGCTCCACTAGGCCTAGTAACTATATGTTGATACTCACTCTCATCTTGAAAGCCCACAGTGTTGTAGGCGCCGCGTTCTTGTAGGGTGAGAAGTTGAGTATTTGTTACAGCACTAATAGAAGTAATAGGCGGTGTAAATATCTGTGTATTAGTTGTAGTTGAAGAAGTTTGATAAGCCTCTGGAACTGAACCTTTTAATATACGTAATCCATTTATATAGCCATTATAGTGGCTGCCGCTATAACCAACTCCAATTCTTAACTCTGTTACAGCGGATACGTTTGTAGTTACAGAAGCATTATAAACAACAAGAACACCGTTTAAGAATCCGCGCAATACTCCAGAAGATCTGGTATAAACTATGTGATTCCAGGTTTTGGTTATAACATTTGGTATTCCATAGGACGTTCCGGACATAAATAAACTAGATGAATTTGTATTTAATGTCCAATCAAAGCCAGAACCATTATAGTCAGAGGTTGAAACAATTCTGTCAAAAGTAGCAGTACTAATAGTGTTAGGGTATACCCAAGCCTCTAAACAAAAATCTCCAGTACCTGCACCACCTGTGCCAAAAGCAAAAGCGCTATTTCCTGGTATAGATAAATAGTCTCCTGATCCATCAAAATACCCCGAACCACTAGTAGTGTCAGTTTCTAGGAATGGACTGAAGCTGGAGATGCGAAGCGTGCCGTTTAGCGTGAGCGCTACAGTCCCGGTTCCATTATCACGATCAATAAACCGATTTGCGTGGCACGCGATGAGGGCGGTATTTGTAACAGCCGTCAGCGGAGATGTAGGCGGATTAAAGTTAGCGGTATATATCGGCGAGCCGTTTACAATCCTGACGTTTGATATGTGTCCCGAGAAATGTTCACCGGCAGTGGCGGTGTATGTCCTACCGACTACAATCTGATCGACTGGAATTGAAGTAGTACTCGTTCCTTGTCCTTCAAGAACGCCGTTCACATACAGTTTGCAGTTATTTGTTCCCGTGCCAGAGCGTACGAATGCAAAATGATACCACTGGTTTACAACTATGGTAGTCGTACTCTGAATGTTGCTCCAGGTACCGGTGCCTCTAACCCAAGCGTTTAGCTTGCCTGTAGCGCCAAGAATCCGTACACACAGTTTGTTAGGAGTATCAATTGCGTCGTAATTTCCAATTGCAACAATACCTCGTTCGGATCCGGTGATCGTGGTCGCGTAGATCCAACCCTCTATTGCAAAGTCGTTTGTACCAATCGTGATGCTGTTTGCTGGTGACAGCAGATAGCTAGAGCTTCCGTCAAACACCCCGCTCCAGCTGGTTCCATATGGACTAAAGCTTGAGCCACGTACCTCGCCGTTGTTTGTGAGCCTGAAGTTATTACTACTAGCGTCTGAAAAAGCGTTATAGTTTCTGCCAGTATTTACATCGCCTTTAAGGTGTAGGCTTACTAGGTTATAGTAAGGATCTAAATCCTGACCAGTTGATTTTTGAATAGCAGGCAATAATAAATCGTTCATTATTTAACGTCCAAGCCAATAACAAACACTTGATAGGTAGTAGTTGTTAGATCATATTTAACAGCTAGTAGGTCTACACCGCTGCTTGTAAGTGTTGGTGCAGTACCACCAGCAAATTTTGTGTTTAGTGGCCAAGTAATAGTAGTGCTGCCTGCATTGGTTAATCTAAGGTAAACTACTTGACTAGCTCCAGCTCCTGGAGCATTGCTAAATGCAAAAGTTGTAGCACCGGTAAGCGTAGCAGTAAATTCGGTTGCTGCGGCTAGATCTAGTGTATTAGTTCCGCTAATGGAGCCTAGTGCGCTTACCGCATATTTAGCACTAGTAATAGTTTTGTTTGATAGTGTTTGTGCTGTGGCTAGTGTAACCTCACCGTCAGCACCTTTTTGAGCGAGCACATTCCAATAAGTTGTATTAGTAGCTAATATGCCACTAGTGGTAGTTAGTATGCATATATACGAATTGCCGCTACTAGTTACAATATCGCCTGGATAGTATATGGTTGAACTATTGTGTGCACCTCTAGCACTAACGCTGGCATAGTTTAAGCTATTCCATGCGGTACTACCATTGCCTACTTTAAATTTTACAGTATCAAGCTCTACACCTAGCTCGCCTTGAGAAAGTGTAGGATTAGCGGCTGTCCATTCGCTGGCAGTGCCTCTGCGTAGTTGTACTTTTACTGCCATGGATATGCTCCTCCATCAACTGCATTTATTTGTAAGTAATCGTTTGCTGTGCTGCTAGCAACACCTGCGTCTATAGTAAATCCTGTAACAAACTTAACATCAGCCTCAGACTTAGTATAACCATCACTAAGCCCGCGCGGTTGATAACTAACCAGCTCAACAGCATCGCCTACATCAGCTGCTATGGTTAGTGTTATGCTAGTACCATTACTAGCGGTAAAATCATCACCACTGACTAACTTAGTACCGTTTAGGAAAACGTCAATATAACCAAGTTGATAGCCACTGGTAGTGGTAAATGTAGTTTGACCCGCAGTGGCGGTTATGGTTGTGGTGTTACGCTGTGAGC